CGCGTGCGCCATATCCTGAGTTAGTCGCGCTCGCTGTGGTGTTAACATTCTGTGATATTCAATCCATCGATGTACTCACGCTCGCGAGTCCTGCGCCTGCAATTAGATCACCTGCAACATCTAGCGCTAAAAGCGAGCTCTTGAGCATTACTGCGCGCGCTATATCCTGCGGTAGCGTGTCGATGATCCATGAGATGTTTGTGTCTTGTGCCGCGGGCGCGCTCAAGCTCAGCGTGAACTTGTCATGGCGCTTTATGCTCACTGTGGCGCCTGTGGCCTTCACGTCGTAGCGGTCGACAAACTTTTGAGGCGTGCCCACTTCTACGGAGCTTTGACCGGCGATGATTGTCGCGGTTCCTGTGTAGTATGGAAAACCTGCGCGATAATCGAGCTCGAAATAAGCAGGTATATAATACTCTGCGTTAAGGCCACCTAGGCCCAAGATGACAGGTACGCCACCTGCTATTAAATAGCTTGATGCGCCTTCTGTAGTTGGGATAATGTGGACTTGGCCCGCCATAGGCTCAGTGACTTGGGCCCACTGTGGCGGGAGCTCTGCGCGTGTGGAGCTCTGCCCATATATGATAGATAGCGCCTCTACATCGATCAGAGGGCGGTATCGTGACCTGATGGGGTGCCAAGCGGGCGCTCCATCGGGCTCTTTATCATGACGTTCCGAGAACGTCTGCACATCGAAAACTAAGCCGAGCTCATCGCTAACAGCTCGCTCTGCTTGCTCAATAGACGTGCTAAAGATTGTGTCAGGATAGGGGCTACCATCGTCAAGAGTTAAATCTACACCTAGTAAATAAGTGTCTTTGAGGTACTGTACATCATACCCGCGCTCTGAGATGGTCGCCATAAGGGAGCCTAGCCTTCTACGCTGTTCTTGTCAGCGTTTTTTTTGCGAGTTGTGCGCCGTTTTTGTTTCGGTGCATCTACGCTGATCACTTCCCATCCCATAAGGGAAGCTTTAGCCCGTTGAGCTTCGGAGAGATCCCCCTCAATGATCCCCTCTGCATCGATGGAAACTAGACCATCAGCAAGAGAGAGCTCAATGTTTTTTAGGCGGGGGTGTCGAATCTTAATGACGCTCATTAGGCTATCCTTTCATGCGCTCTTAGATGTGGAGACCTAAGAGAGAGGTATCACTCACGCTCTGTAGGCCGCTAGATGCATTCACACCGGCGTTCTTGACCACGAACATCTTCTGAGGCAATTTCACCGCAGGCGCACCAAACATCATGAGCAAGAATGGGAAGGTTGTAGACACCTGCGCGAGCGGGCGACGGACGAGACTCAACATCTGATAATAACACATATAATCAGGAGCAAAGTTGAGGAAGAGGATCTCAGAAGCGCCTGGGATGTTCTCGTTATTGTCAGTGACCACGGTATCCTGAGCGGTGACTTTTACCTCATCGATCAAGAGCGCGCCATCTGCGCTCGTTGCGTTCTTTGCGCTACGGTAGACACGGAGATATTTAACGTTTGCGTGGCTCGCGTGACGAATGGTGAAGGTTACTTGATCACCAGCTGCGACAGTAACAGCGGCAGTGTCAACAGGAACACTGATTCCGTTATCACCTACAGCTACGACACGATAGAGATAATCGCCGTTATCCGCTGCAACAAACTTTGAAGCCGCGTTAGGCGCTGCTGCTGCTGCGACTTGAACAGTTGGAGCCGCGAGAGATCCCTCAAAGACACTGCCAGACCCAAGAGCAGGCGCGATGCGATCATGACGCTCAAGGAACGGTGCGCTAACAACCTGAACAGGACCATAAGGGCCGGTGATTGAGAGGCTCGCAGCACCGAAGGTGATGGAACCGTTGTTCACCTGAATCTGATCATGGCGACCGTGATGGACGGTCTGCTTGATGAGCTCAGAGAGAACGCGCGGTGTGACCATGATATGAGTTACCATACCATAGAAAGGTGCGCTGTAGAGAGCGCCGAGGATCTCAGAGAGATAGACCGCGCTTGGAGCTGCACCGCGAAGATCGGCGACGTTTCCACCATCTGTGATCTGTTTGATAATGCCATTGAAAGCGTTAGAGTCTTTATTCTCATCAGCATGGAAGAGGTTGAGCTCCAAGCGCTGTAAGAGGCTCTCAGTACCGCGGCGAGTTTCCTCTGCGATAGCATCAGCGCTAGGGCCAACGATTGAGACCATTGACGCTTGATCCGTGACCTCGCGACGCTCCGCCATGTAACGGATCTTGGTTGCTACCTTCTCGTAAGTGCTACGGTTGAGAATACCGTTTCCACCTTCAGAGATGAAAGGGCTGTGCTGTCCACCATGAGAGAGTACACGATTGTACTCAACGATAGTGTTTTGGGCTTGGACCTTTGCGAGCATCGGCCAAAGCTTGAGATCGTTCATGCTAGATGTCGCGATGCTCAAGGTCTGCGCGAGCTGTTGAGGCACAAGAGGTGAGATGTTGGCTGCAATCTGTGATCCACCCTCAGGGATGAGAGGTGTCTGATAACCTACATTAGCCTTTTGAAGAGAGCCCATGAGGGCCGCCATATCTGCGCTTGATGGAATGCCTTGCATATCTATTACTCCTTAGATGCCGAATCGGGCTTTGATTGATGATGGATCAGCGCCGGACTCGAGAAGCGCTGCCGCCTCCATCATCTCACCTGCGCGCTGTGGGTCGCTAACAGTCATTGAGCTGAGAGCTTTGAATAAATCGTCGCGTGATGTGTCCGCGCGTGATGTCTCTCCGGGGGCGGGGATGTATGATACACTCTTAGCCATCGGCTCAACATGATTTGAAGTGTTACCGCGTAAAGCTTTCACCTCTGTTTTTAGGGATTTGATGAGCTCAAGCGCGCCTTGAAGGCCTTTACACAGAGCCTCATTTTGTGCGCGTTGCTCAATCAAGAGCGCGTCAAGTGCAGGTGCGAGGGCTTCAGCGACTGTCTCTTGACCATCTGTGAAGGCTTTGCTCATGCGCTCGTATTGTGCTTCTTCGGCTTCGCGTTGTGCTTCTGCTACTCCATCGAGAGCAGAAAGCGCCTTTTCAAAGCGCTCATGGTCGTCTTGATCGCGTAGGTACTCTGAAGCGCGCTGCGAAGCGATTTCCTCGGAGACTCCCGCGCTCTTCATCATGTTGATGAGATCTTGTTGCATGATCACATAACTCCTGATAATTCAGCGGCGGCGCGGGCTAGCGCGCCTCGTTCGACATTGGGGTATAAAGTTGATAATTTGGTGATTATAGACGCTAAACGCTCATCATTCAAGGCGTTATAGCTTGCATTAACAGTGCTGTCTAGTTGTTGGGGGATTAATCCCGCGATTGACTCACCGTTGACTTGGCTTGGTGTCTGATAGCCCACTGACCCTTTTTGGAGCCAAGCGCTCACGCTCTTGATGAGCTGTAGTGATGTGTCAGGGTTGATTGGGTTGCTCGTGATTGCACAATTAATCACCTTGGCTTTTGTCACTATTTTAGGGTTCATTGGGTCGCGCTCGACTACTTGACCCTCAACGCTAAAGCCAAGCGTTCGATGTCCTCCCGCTTTTCGCATTGCGCTTGCTGTCTCGAAGATATCACGCGCTTTCGGCTTGTCTAAGAGTAACACTCCTTCAACCTCAGTATATCCCTTGCGCTGTGTGATTTTCGTTGGATAGCCTAGCAGGTTCTGAGCGCCTGATTGATGTTCATAATTAAAGCAACCTTTCTTGAGAAAGTAGCTAAAATCTAAACCTTTTTGTAGGACTCGCTCGCCTTGTAAATCTACTTCGTCTGTTGAGATTACGCCCGCTATTTTCGCGGTGTTTGGTGAGTCTTTATCAATCTCTGCTTTGATCAGATCTAATCTCATGTGATCGCCTCCAAGCGCCCGCTACGGCTCACTGTCTGTGATGGGCTAACAGGGATTGTATCACATCGACAGTTAGGGTGCATAGGATAAATTGAAGGGCGCCAATCTGCACGCCTGCGGCCAATATTAGTCCCGTTCTCGATGAGTTGAGCCACTTTGAAAATATAAGGGCGCTGTGTCTCAGGGTCAATGAAAGCGCGCGTACAATATCCACAAGCGCCACTCTCAGGAATCCGCGCTACTCGCGCGTTTTCGCCGTCAAGCTCTACTGCTTGTGCTATCTGTCCTTCATTGTGGGTTGCTTGAAGCTCGGTCTCTGCGATCCGCTCAAAGTTACGCGCGAGATCACCTGAGCGCTGTCTAATGCGCCTCGCTACCTCTCGCGCCTGATCTTTTGTGAGTGTCGCGGCTCCTACCTCTTCCCTGATGATCTTGAGCATCCTTGCACGTCTCGCGGGGTCGGGTGTGCTCAGTAGCCTCTCACCGTTCCAATCTTCAAAGATCTCTGCGCTTGCCTCATCTGCGAAGCGCGCGCCTAGTCCTCTGATATATGAACCGGCGACCTCAAAAGCGCTGACAACTCCCGCGCGCTCTGCTGCTGTGAAGTGTTCAGGTATTGCGCGCGGGCTCGGTGGTAGCGGTGGCGCGTG